TTCAAGCAGATAGTCTCCAGCGGCTCCAGAACATCATCGAACAAAACTAATGGTTAGGACAAATCCTGAGATTCGTCGTAATATCCGAAAGCTGATAGGTGAGCTTCGAGCAGGCACACCTACTCCAAGACTAGGCGGTGCAAAGTCTAACTATGCTAATTCCGGCGGTAGCTCGCTTAGATGGGGAATGAACTTCTAACTGTCCAAAGGTTTACTTCGTATTCATGAGCATATTAGTATAGGATGCTGAAAAACCGTGTTTACGTAGAATCTGCATCAGACGCTCCGGGTGATGCAATCATCCGCGAAGGTAAGAGAGGGCGGCTGTATTATGATACAACTGAGCGTGGCAATAACAGTCACGTCGGCGGGAATAAGGATAACGACCTGCTTGAGAGCGACCTCGACAAGAACATGACGAGTAAAGTTTACATCGACGGAGCAGATGAAGCACCGAGCGGAGTAACTATCGAACGTGATGATAACGGACTCTTTTATCGTGCATCTCCGTATGAGGTAGTGAGTGAAGAATATCCCGAGGACCTTGAGGATGAGATGGATGTGGAGATGCCTGATGCTGAGGATGCCGATGGGCCTGACTAAATTTAGCTAAACCTTGAAATTTAGACGGCTTAGGCTGCTTAGAGCCTAAATATTCAGTTTTAATGGACAAAGACTTTTTAGTCCATCTCAATTATTCTATAACGAGGTAAGAGCCCCAATGGAATGTTCCAACTGTGGACACGGCATGGAGGTTTCAAAAAATCTCCAGCCGGGTCAGGAAAGCAAGCCGGATTCTTGTCCGGAGTGTGGACATGACCTATCGAAATCTGGGGACGGCAATAGCCTCATCATAAAGTGACCACAGAAATGGCAGAAGGCGTATCACTAAACGACCCTAATCTCGATAACAAGCTCGCGAAGTCTGACGAGCTGGAAAAGATGGAATTCAAGGCTTCGGTTTCCCGGAGTGTCCAGTCCATCTTTAAGGCTGACGATGACTTCGTGATTTGGGGTCCGGCTTCGGTTGAAATCGTCGACAAAGAAGGCGATAAAATCAGTGCCGAAGCATTAGACAACGCTCTTCCTCAACTCCTCCAGCGAGCGAGCCTCTCACTTGAACACTCTGACCAGTTAGTCGGCAGAATCCTTGAACGATTCCAGACTGAAGAACCAGTCAAAGTCGAAATTAATGGTCAGACATATGAGAGGACAGAGTTCCCGACTGCTGTAATGGACTTGGACGATGGCCAGCCACCGGCGCTATATGTGGCAGGCGAAGTCTTCCAAGACACACAACAGTCTAAACGCGCTCGGGAACGTATTGAAGCAGGCGAACTTGATTCTTACTCCATCTCCGGCGAAGCCTTAGTCACGCGGAAGAAGGTAGACGACGGGATGGTGTATGATGACATCGTCGACATGGATTTGAGCGCGGTAACTCTCTGCGAAGAGGGGATGAACCAAGGTGCGAAGTATGCTCAAATCGAAGGCGGAGTAGAGGATAAAGAGTTAGCTGGTGAAGCGTCAGCGGATGTTGAAAAACGGTCTGAGGTTCCCGTTTTGGAGCATCCATCCATGCAGGGCGTTGAACCGGACGCGGCGTTGTCTGGGACCCAGCAAGAAGCGGTTTCCAAGAGCGACATGACTAACGAAGACTCGGAAAGCGAGACTAAGTCCGAGAGTGATGGCGCATCCATCGAAGACGTTCTGAAGCGGCTTCCCAGCGAGGGCGAGCTTGCGACGAAGGACGACCTGGATGACGTCGAACAGAAGGCGGTTAAGGCTGTTCAAGACTCACTCCCGGACGGAGACCTCGCCACGATTAGTGCGATGGAAGAGCTCGTCGAAACGACAGTAGACGAAAAGTATAATCCGCCAGCAGCTTCTTCAGAGGCTGGTGAGCAGGACGCGACGCCTGAAGGTCAGGCGACTGATGGCGAAGGTTCCGATTACGGGACTGATGGACCTGAAGACTCTGAGACGACTACTGGAAGTCAGGCACCGAGCCAGGCTTCCGGCGAAGACTCTCAAAGTGCAAATACGTCCACGACTACGGACAAAGATGATGAGCTTTCTCCGGCAGAAAAGCTCGCCATCGAGTACGACATGGCTCCGTCGGAAGTCCGAGCTAAGTTCGAGGATACTGAGAAGGGCGAAGTGCCTGAAGAGTTCCAGGACGGCGAGGACGATGAAGAAGACGATGAGTCTGAAAAGGCAGAGTGTCCTGAGTGCGGGATGGAAGACTGCCAGTGCGATGACGAAGAGTCTGCTGACGTCGAAGAGAAGTCCAGTAACGTGCGAAGTGCGCGCGACAAGCTGGCCGAAGAACTCGGCGTTGGTAAGGACGAAGTCAATGCGGCTCTTACGAATCTCCTCACTGCTGAAGATGAGGAAGACGAAGAAGAGGACGAAGCTGACGACGTAGACGAGGAAACCATCGAAGACCCCGACGGCGACGGGGAAGACGAGATGGACGTCGTAGCTGAAGAAGACGGTGGTCCTGAAGACGAAGAAGAAATGCCTCCAGAGATGGAGGATGATGACGAGGGTGATGACGAGGAGTACGGTAAGCTCCTTGAGCGCCTCGAGGAAGAACTCCCTGGTGACGTTTGGGAAGTCGTGCGCGAGTACGTCAAGACTGACGTTAGCAAGGAAGAGACTTTCAAATCGCCTGCGGAAATCCTCCGTGACTCTGGTTCTAGTGACGATAGTCCGAGCGAGGACGATGTCAACAAAGCAGTTCAGGAGGTTCTCGAAGGCGGTGCGGAAGTCAAAGGCGGTTCCGGTGTCCCGACAGGACCCGGTGAGGACCAGACCGAGAAGCAGTATGACGTAGATGACGAAGCAGGAGCCAGCGATAGTCCTGCTCTCCAAAACTTCTACGGGGCATAACTGATGTCAAGCATTAACCAAAACGACGCATACCAGCTGACGAAGGCACAGCTCAGTAACCACGACGACCTCATGAAGTCTGATGCTTGTCAGGATTACATGAAGGAACGCCAGCTTGAACGCGCTGGCGTGGGTCAGGGCTTTTACAAGCTTCAGGCACGGACCGCTTCGGGTGAGGCACCTGGCTCCGTGACTAAGGCTGACGGATACATCCGCACCATCTACGATATGGTGGACTATTACTACGGCTTCGTGCCGGAGTACATGAGCGAGAAGTCGGGTGTGTCCAAGCAGGACTCCGCGGTTGTTTCGTCTAACGACGGCTACCGAAACGCGGTTTACGGTTCCGAAGTGTTCTCGCTCGTCAACAGCGAGCCTAACATCTTCGCGCTCCTCGAGAACCGCGCGTGGACTAAGTCCGGCCAGCGTATTATCACCAGCCACGGCCATGCGGATGGCTCGGGCGGCATCGGTGAGAACGCGAACGTCCCGGATACGGACCACCCGCCAATCGACGAGTTCGAGCAGGACCCAGAAACCATCGCGCACGCTTTCGACGTCAGTCAGGAGAAGCAGCTCCTGTCCCAGACGGGCGACGATGACCTGGACGACCCGTTCGACTTCCTCCGGCGCTGGTACGGACAGGGCACGGAGCACCAGACTGGCATGGGCGAACACCCGAAGCACATGAACGAGCAGCTGGGTGTTAAGGTCGACGACATCGCTGATGGTACCGTGGATGACTCGGATGACTTCCACAGTATCGACAAGCTCATCTCGAACGGTGCTGAGTCCAGCATTATCTCGGATGAGACCGCCAACGACGTTTACAGCTTCGACCGTTCCAACAACGAGTTCGAGGCAAACGTCCTCGAGAACGGCGGGGACCCGCTGACCTTTACGTCGGACATCATGGACGACCTGATTCGACTGGTCAAGTCCAACAGTGGCCGGAATCCGGTTACGGACGACAACTACTTCTTCCTTACCAACCACGATACGTACCAGCGTATCGAGAACGAGCTGGGCGGGAAGGAGCGACTGTCTGCCGAGCGGGTTCAGGTCGGTCTGAACGGTGTCCAGACTCAGCCCGGTGGCGACGTGGGCATCACTGCTCAATCTTACAAGCAGATTCCCATCTTCGAGTCCGTGGACGTGCCACAGGACGACCTGGGACGACTGTACCTCGTGGACAGTTCGACGCTGTTCATCAAGACTCTCCTTCCGACCCAGTTCTACTCGACTGGTACGGAGGTCGACGCGAATCCGTTCGCGCGAGACAAGATGGGCAACGAGGGACTGTACACGACTATCGGGCAGACGACGCTTACGAACCCTGCAGCCCACGCGAAGGCCCGCGACCTGACGTAAGGTCCACGGCCTGAGTTTGCGGTCTTAGGAGGAAAACAAACAACATGAAACTGGCAACGGTAGAATACACAGGACGAGTCAGAAGCCAGCAACACACTGGCGCCAGCGGCGAGATGTATCGCTTTGGCGGCGACCGGACGGTAGAGGTTGCTGACCTACGAGACGCTCGTCAGTTCGAGTCTAAGCCGAACTTTGACGTGACATGGTCAGCGGTAGGTCAGCTGGCTAAAGTCGTAGAGGACGAATCACAGGACGTCAGAGAAGCCCTAGAGGATACTGGATACTCTGCGAAGCAGCGACTCGCAAAGCATTTCGACGGTATCAAGGGCAATGCGGCTGAAGAAGAGCTAGAAGAAGCGCTCACCGAAAAAGCAGAAGAGCTCCAGCAGCAAATGGAGAACCAATTCTAAGGTAACACGACATGACCCGACAAATTACGCGAAATGGCCGGCCCGAATACGCGGGGGCAATGGAGTACAGATTCTTCGAAGTGGACATCACCAATTACGACGACGACACCAATGGTGATGGCGAAGCGTTTGACGAAACCGATGCAGGAATGTCCCGCATCCAGCACGTGGATGTTCACGTAGACCCTGGAGCAGCGTCTGACGCCACTACTCAGGTCAACTGAACGGCGCAGTATGATTATGAGAATGGCT